CTGCGATGGTCGCCTCCAGCCAGGCCAAGGCCATCGAGCAGGCGGCGATGCACCAGGCGTTCAGCCAGGACGAGGACGAGATGAACCTCATGGAACTCGGCCGGATCATGGCGCAACTCATGGGCCGTCGCCAGCCGCCGATGCCCCTCCGGTGAGGTTCCCGGCCGCACGGGCCCGGTCCCACCTCCTGTCCCTGGCCGGCACCCGGGTCACGATCGAGTGGATCGAGGGCACCGTTCAGGAGGCGTACTCCCACCCCGGGCGATGGCCGACCGTTTACACGCCTCGGCCGACGACCATGCTGAAGTACATAGTCGGGTTACACGAACTCGGGCACGTAATGCGCCCGGTCGGCGAGGGCCTGGTCAACGAGGCGCACGCCTGGGAGTGGGCGGCTGAGAACGTCCATGCCGACTTCATGCCGTGGGCCGACTACCGCCTGTGGCGAGAGGTGTCGGCTCTGCTCGCCACGCACCTGCCCTGGCCGAGCGACCCCTCCGAACCAGCCTGATACGGTCGCCGGCATGGCACTCACTGTCTCCACCGGCACGGTCAAGGGCCGCTCTGGGCCCGACGCCCTCGGCCCCCGGGCGACCGCCCTGTTCAGCCTGACGGGCGACAACTCGTACCCCACGGGCGGCTGGCCCTTCGACCCCAAGCAGTTCAGCGGCTTCACGCCCTCGACGGTCTTCATCGCCCAGCGGGCGCCGCTCACCGTCGCCTACCAGTTCGTCTACGACCGGGCCGCCAAGAAGTTGCTGGTCTTCTGGTCGGCGGGCTCGGGCGCCGCCTTCTCGCAGGTCACGAACGCCACCGACCTGTCGGCGGTCGTCGCCGATGTCCTGCTGATCGGAGACTGACGTGGCCGGCGCTACGGCCCGCACAGTCCTCGGGAACGCCGTCCCCGCCACTGGCGTCCTGTTCCCCCTCCTGGCCCGCACGGCCAGCCCGACCCCCTCGGAGTTCGGCCCCCCGCAGAAGTCCGTCGGCGTCATGGTCCGCCTCGACACCACGGCCCAGGGCGCTGCCCCGTCCGTGGTCTTCAACATCGAGGGCTACGACCCGGCAGCCGACGAGTGGTTCCTCCTTCTCGCTTCGGCGGCCGTCACCGCCACCGGCACCTCGATCGTCCTCCGGGTCGATCCTCGCATCACGGCCGGCGCCAACCTCGTCGCTCAGTCGGGCCTCGTGGCCCGGATGCGAGTCACCCCCGTCCACGGCAACGGCGACAGCCTGACCTACTCGGTGACCGTCTTCACCCACGGCTGATCGGAGTCCCTCATGGCTGACAACCAGGGCGACGCCGCAGTCCACAGGTCGATCGACAAGGGCGGGATCTTCGTCCCCGTAGTGGCCATCGACGTCGGCGGTGTCGGCGCCGAGTCCCTGTGGACCGGTGCAGGCGGCGGCGGGTCCGGCGTCCAGTACGTCGAGGACGCAGCCGCTGCGGCCGACCCCACGGGCACCGCCGTCATCCTCGTGCGCAAGGACACGCCGGCTGCCACCGTCACCACCGATGGCGACAACATCGCTCAGCGGGGCTCCAACTTCGGGGCCGCCTATGTCACGCTCCTCGACACCTCGGGCAACCCGGTGGCCGTGGGCGGCGGCACCCAGTACACCGAGGACGCCGTCGCCGCAGCCGACCCTGTGGGCACGGCCCTCATCATGGTCCGCAAGGACACCCTGGCCTCCGAGGTGTCGGCCGACGGCGACAACATCGCTGCCCGCTCGACCAGCAAGGGCGAGCAGTACGTCAAGCACGTCGACCCCATCTCGATCTCGGGCACGGTTCCCGTGTCGGGCACGGTCACGGCCAACGCCGGCACGGGCCCCTTCCCCGTCAGCGACAACGCCGGCAGCCTCACGGTCGACGCCCCGGTGGGCACGCCGGTCTTCGTCCGGCTCAGCGACGGCTCGGCCGCTATCGCCACGCTGCCCGTCTCCCTGGCCTCGGTGCCGAGCCACGCCGTCACCAACGCCGGCACGTTCGCCGTGCAGGCGGACACCGAACTGCCGACCGCCGCCGCCCTGGCCGACGCCACCGCCAACCCGACCACGCCCGTCGTCGGCGCCATGCTCGAAGGCTGGAACGGAGCCACCTGGGACCGGCTGAAGTCCGACACGGCCAACGGGCTCGACGTCGACGTGACCCGGGTGTCCGGGGTCGTGGCCGTGAGCGACAACGCCGGCAGCCTCACCGTGGATGCCCCCGTCACCACCCCGGTCTTCGTGCGCCTGTCCGACGGCACCAACCCCATCGCCACCCTCCCGGTGAGCCTGGCCAGCGCCCCCACCACGGCGGTCACCAACGCCGACATCACCACGATCGCCGGGGCCATCAAGGCCGAGGACGTCGCCAGCGCCGACGCCCACCCGGGCATGGTCATCCTCGCCCGGCGCACCGCCACGCCGGCCAACACCAGCGGCACCGACCTCGACTACGAGGTCCCCCAGATGAACGCCGGCCGGCTGTGGGTCGACCCCTCGGGCGTCACCCTGACCGTCGCCAGCCACGCCGTCACCAACGCCGGCACCTTCCTGGTGCAGGCCGTCGGCAACGTGGCCGAGGACGCCGCCATCTCGGGCAACCCTGTCCTCGCCGCCGCTCGGGCGCACTCGGGCGTGCCCACCGCCATGTCGACGAACAACGACGTGGTCATCCCCTGGAGCGACCTGTCCGGCGCCCTGGCCGTCATCCCGCAGGCCCGCCAGGTGCGGGTCACCGCCACTCCCACGATCGCCACCTCGGGCTACGTGAACGATGACCAGATCGGCGGGCTCCAGACCTACACCAACGCCGCCCTGGCCTCGGGCCGCCCCGGGCTCATCGTCGGCGCCACGCTCACCTCCCGCACCGTCACCGCCCTCAACGCCCTCGAACTGTGGATCTTCGAGGCCAGCCCCACCCTGGCCGGCTCGGACAACGCCGCCTTCGACCTGTCGGACGCCAACCTGGAGGCCGCCCGGCCCACCGCCGTCATCGACTTCCTGGCTGCCGACTACCGCAACACTGTCTCGGGCTGCTGGTGCTTGGGGTCGGTCAAGGGCGGCAAAGTCAGCGAGCCCTTCGTCACCTCGGGCTCGGCCAACCTATTCGGCGTGCTCGTGGCCACGGCCACCCCAGCCGCCCAGTACGGAGGCACGACCGACATCGTCGTGGCGCTGGAAGTCCAGCAGTTCTGACGTGGCCTTTGCGGTCTCCGAACTGGCCAGCGCTTGGAACAACGCCGACGCCACCTCGTACATCACCACCTCGGTGAGCCCGCCACCCTCGTCGTACCTGGTCTTCGGCTACTCCAGCCGGCATGGGACGCTCGCTCCCGGTGTCACGCCGCCCTCGGCGTACGGCGGCACCTGGACCGAACTCGCCGCCGCCGAGCAGGTCGACGGCATCTCGGCCATCGGCGCCTGGGGCCTCCAGTGCTCGGCCAGCCCCGGCACGGCCGGCATGACCGTGCCCGTCGACGGCGCCGTGACCGCCATCGGGCTCTACTGGTTCCTCCTCGGGATCACCGGCCACAGCACCTCGGCCACCGTGATCGACGCCGAGTACGGGCCCACGGGCACGACCAGCCTGACCCCTGGCCTGGCGGGCGCAGCACCTGCCATGGCCGACTCCCGGGACCTCCAGATCTTCTTCTCCGCTCACCGGGCCAACGACGCCACCACGGCCGAGGCCGGCTGGGTCGGCGGCACCGACCGGCCCGGCACGCTGCCCAACTACGGCGGCCGGGTCCAGTGGAATATCGGCGCCTTCGACTCCAGCCCGACCATGACCATCGCCTCGTCCGTGCGCTGGCAGTCGATGTACCTGGAGATCCTGATTGACCAGTCGGGCCCGGGCCCGGTCGGCGACCCCGACAAGGGGTGGGTGCGTAACCGGGTCGGCGGGCTCTGGACCCGGTAAGGTCGCCGCATGGCGTTCAAGCCCCGCACGACCCGCTCTGTGCCCTTCCCGTTCACTGAGGACCTGACGGGCGAGATGCCCAAGAACTTCCAGAGCGTCATGCTCGACATCGAGAACGCCGAGCGGGAGGCGCTCGCTCTCGGCAACGCCGGTGGCTATCACCCGTGGAAGGAGATGGTCAACACCTACCGGGCCGCCAACGTCTTCTTCGTCGCCCCGACGACCAACTACGGCAACGACTACTGGCAGGGCGGCCAGTTCCGGCGCATCGGCGACATGGTCGAGATCCGTGGCCTCCTAACCGGCGGTGCCGACAACTCGACCTGGAGCATCATGCCGCCGGGCTTCCGGCCTGCGGCGGACCTGCTCTTCCCGGGGTTCGGCGGCGGGTTTCATGCCCGGGTCGACATCGACCAGGCGGGCAACCTGATCCAGCGCTACGGAGCCGGTGGGGGCAACAGCGGCTTCTTCACCCTCTCGTACATGCGCTACTCGCTCGCTGCGCAGTTCGGTGAGGGCTTCGTCCAGGTCGGCTCGGGTGCCCCTGCCGCCCCGTTCCAGAACTCGTGGGCCAACTTCGGCGCCACGTTCAACAACGCCGAGTATCGCCTGTACGGCACTGACGAGGTCCAGGTGCGGGGCCTGGTCAAGACAGGGGCCAACGGCACGACCGTCTTCACCCTCCCGCTCGGGATGCGCCCCTACGCCACCATGCACTTCGAGGCCGACATGAACTCGGCACAGCAGGCCCTCATCCGAGTGCTGCCCGACGGCCAGGTGGTGGCGCACGGCACCAACGTCGGCACTTACCTGGGCCTGAACCTCGCCTTCTCGATATCTGGCCAGGGCACCAACGGGTGGAAGCCCCTCACCCTCCAGAACGGGTTCGTCCGCTACGCCGCCGATCACCCGCTGCCCGAGTACCGCATTACCGGCGACATCGTCGAGTTGCGGGGCCTGATCTCCAAGGGCGGCTCGGCCGGCGCCATCATCATGGCCAGCATCCCCGACCGGGACGGCTGGCCGCAGGAGCGGAACCTGTGGGGGGTCCACGCCACCGGTGGCGTCGGGCGTGTCGACCTCATGCCCGATGGCACGATCCAGTTGACCACCGGATTCGGCGACTACGTCTCGCTCAACGGGCTCCGCTTCTCGACGCTGCCATGACGGCCTCCCGTGACCGGCTCCGTCAGTTGGGGCAGTTGGACCTGGGGGCCTGGATCGAGGCCGCCACCGGCCGTGAACTCTGGTCGATCCAGCAGCGCATCGCCACCCAGTTGTCCCACCGCCGAGCCCGCATCGTCGTGCCCTCGTGCAACGCCTCGGGCAAGACCCACCTCGCCGCCCGCCTGGCCCTGGCGTTCTACGACGCCTACACCCCCGGAGCCCCCTGCCAGTTCTGCGACCCTGACGGCACCAAGGGCGGCTGCCGGGGCTCGAAGGTCCTGACGACGTCCTCGAAGGAGACCCACCTTCGAGACAACCTCTGGGGCGAGATCCGGCTCACCATCGGCGAGATGGCCAAGAATGGGCTCGAACTCCCCGGCACGCTCCCGCCCGTCGAGACGTTTCTCATGGACTCCCCCGGCAACCACTTCATCCGAGGCCAGGTGGCCACCAAGGAGGAGGGGATGCAGGGGTACCACGCTGCCCACAAACTCATCATCGGCGACGAGGCCACCGCCGTGGGCGAGGACGTGGCCCGAGGGATCACCTCCCTCATGGCGACCGGCGACACCCGCCTGCTGCTCGTGTTCAACCCCACCACACCGGACACGTACGCCGCCCAGATGACCCGGAGCCCCCGGGTCGAGGTCATCCGCATCACCGCCTACGACACGCCGGCCTTCACGGGCGAGGCCGTGCCCGAGGGCTCGAACCTGACCACGCCCGAGTTCCTGCTCGACCTGGAGGCCCAGGGCATGGGGCCCGGCACCTACGAGTGGACCACCCGTGTCCTGGCCCAGTTCTGGGACCAGGGCGAGGACACCCTGATCGCTCCGGCCTGGGTGGACGCCGCCGAGGCCCGGGAGTCGGACACGTCCAGCATCACCGCCATCGGCGTCGACCTGGCCCCGTACGGCACCGCCGAGTCGGCCATCGCCGTGCGCTCGGGCGACACGCTCATCGCCCTGGAGGCCCACCCCGCCGGACGCACCGACCACCTCATCCTCGGCGACCCGCTGCGCATGACCGAGGGCCAGCAGGTCGACCCGTCCGCCCCCGTCCCCCGCCTGGTCGTGCGCCACCGGCCGACGTACCTGATCTACGACGCTGACGGCGTGGGTGCCGGCGCCATCGGCGACTTCGAGAAGTTGTGGGGCTGGGCCGTGCGCAACGGCCACATGGGCCCGCACTCCCAGGTCATCGGCTTCCGGGGCGGCAAGAAGGTCACGGACTTCTACCTCAACGCCCGCTCGGGCTGGTGGTGGGCCCTCCGTCGGCGCTTCGAGCGGGGCCGCATCTCGATGCGTGTAAACGACCCCAAGACCCGGGCGCAGTTGACCCAGATGACCTACTCGATCTCGCCGGCCGGCGCCATCCGGGTCGAGACGAAGGGCGAGATGAAGCAGCGTGGCCTGGAGAGCCCCGACCGGGCCGACGCCATCATGTACGCCTACGCCTTCTCCGAGGACCTCCCGGACCCCAACTCGAAGCCTGATAGGTCCTGGGTCGAGGACCAGGGCTACGGTGTCGATCGAAGCGAGGCCGCCATGTGGAAGCGAATGCTTGAAGGTGACGACCTCGGGAAGAAGAAGGTGCCGGTCAACGCAGTCACCGGCATCCCCGACCAACTCTGAGGAGACACCATGACCGTTCGCACTCACGGCCTGTTCCAGAAGACCATGCCCTCCTACGTCCACGCCAAGGGCTCCGACTACATCTACGGCCGCAACGAGGTCGGCATCGACACGGGCGTCCTCATCGAGGGCGAGGGCACCCTGTTCCTCGGCAGGGTCGCCCTTCAGGAGATGGGCGAGGTGATGGGCTGGACCTTCGTCGAGGACGCCGACGAGATCGCCCGGCAGTACCAGGAAGACCTGGCCTGGCGGGACCACGAGATCAAGCGGCTCGCCGAGGAGAACGCCGCCCTCACCGCCGACCTCGAAGCCTTCGGGCGAGCCCTGGCCGGCCAGGCCCGGGTCAAGGCGGCCGAATGATCGCCCTCGCCATCCTCGCCGCCGTGCTCGCCGTGCTCGCCGGAGTCGGCTGGGGCCTCGCCCTGGCTCTGCTCCAGGATCGTGCCCAGGGGTACGCCCGCATCGCCGACCTTCAGGACCGAGTCCAGGCTGGTACCCTGGAGCAGTACAAGGCGCACGTCGCCATGCCAGCCTGGGAGCCCGACGAGAGGGAGTGGCGCCACTCGGCCACGGGGTCCGGCCTCGTCTCCGAACCCGCAGAGTAAGGTCCGGGCATGGCTGTGTCCTTCCTCGACTCCATGCGGGGTCGGCCCACGTCCTCGGGCAGGTCCGAGTTCATCATCCCTTCGGACGAGAAGGAACTAGTCGGCTGGCTGGAGCGCAAGCGCAAGGCCGGGCGCACCCCGCTGCCCGAGTACCAGATGAAGTTGAACCTGTCCTTCGTGCTCGGCCACCAGTGGCTGACGTGGGACACCTCGGCCAAGACCTTGCGCCGGGTCAGCGCCCCCCGAGCGAGCGACCCGAACGCCCCCGTGCGCATCACGGTGAACAAGATCGGCGGGCTCGTCGAGCGCATCGTCTCGAAGTTGACCAAGAGCGCCCCGCTCCCCGAGGCCCGCCCTGTCTCCGATGACGAGAAGGACGTGGCCGCCGCCCGGGTCGCCACCCGCATCATGGCGCACGAGTTCGACCGCCTGGGCTGGAGGGCCTGGCTCACCGAGTTCCTGTTCTGGCCCGCCACGTTCGGCTGGTCCTACGCCCATATCTACTGGGAGCCCGACGCCGGGTCCACCCTGGCCGAGGACGACGACGGCCGGCCGATCCGCATGGGCGACATCGAGTACGACATCGTGCCCGCCAACGAACTCAGCGTCGATCCGTCGGCGCTCAGCATGGACAAGGCCCGCTGGGCCATCCGCACCACGGTGATGAGCCGTGAGGCGCTCTGGGAGACGTGGGGGGTCGAGATCCCCGGCGAGCCCGAGGCCCGCAGCATGGTCGAGGAGGTGCTCCAGATGGCGCACCTCAGCCAGAAGGACGAGGGCGGCTCCAGCGTGGCCGTCCACCAGATGTGGATGCTGACCAGCCGAGCAGCCCCCAAGGGCATGACCATCACCTGGTCCGGCAACACCATCCTGGAGCCCCGTCGGGAGTTCCCCTTCGAGCACGGCCGGCTCCCGTTCGCCCAGATGAACTGGCTGCCCCCGCTCGGCACCCTCCGGGGCCGCACCTGGGTGGACGACCTGATCCCCATGCA